TTAAAATTCCAATTGATAAAAAATTATGTTGGATATGGCTCGGCAATAAAGACAAAGATGGATATGGAAAGTTCAATGCTTTAAAAGATTTTAATGAGAGGAGTGCTCATAGAGTTTCTTATATTATTCATAAAGGAAAAATAAGCAAGAATAAAGTTATCTGTCATTCTTGTGATAATCCTTCCTGTGTTAATCCTGAACATTTATGGATAGGATCGATTTCAGATAATACTAAAGATTCATTTTTAAAAAATAGAAGAAATTCGGTTCCACCCATACATTATGGCAAAGATAATCACAAAACAAAATTAACTGAGTTTCAAGTGATAGAAATAAGAGATTTATATTATGAAGGCTTTAATTATGCCGAATTATCGAGAATATATCCGGTATCAGCTCATACGATAAGAGAGATATGTTTGAGAAAAATTTGGAAATGGATTTAAAATAAATGTTCCATGTAGAACATTTTGAGATCATAATGTAGTCAGTCCTTAAGTTGATGTTCGTTAATAAATGCAGAGCCCGCACTCCTCGCGGGCTTTTTTTTGCCTATAAATTTATCAGTTTTGGTAATATCTTCCTCTCGGTGTAATATATTTAACTTTAAATCATTCTATAGGGAAATATGCTATGACACCGGACATGAAGTTGAAACTAAAATATCTATTAAAACTTCACGATAGTAGCAAAAATAAGTTATATGCAGATGCCAGTGGGCGACCTGTACCCGCAAATGATATGTCGTTGCCTGAGTTAGATTCGATATTAGAAAGAGATATCGATTTCTTTGAGATAAGATTGGGTAATTGTTTTGATTGGTACAAAGATTTAAGTGAACCTAGACAAGCTGCTTTGGTTGATATGTGTTTCATGGGATTTAAGAAATTATTAGAGTTGGACAAAATGATTTCTTATTTATCTCAACATGATTATGATAATGCGACGGATGAATTTTTGAAGAGTGATTGGGCGCAGAAAGTTGGTAAGCGGTCAGATGATTTGGCTATGATTTTAGTCTCTGGCGAATTTCAACAGGAGTTAAGTTTATGAAGGGATATGATTATGCCATTAGTTAAAGGTGCAAAAGCTCGTACTCGCAAAGGTTTTTCAAAGAACGTAGAAACTGAAATGAAAGCTGGAAAGCCGCAGAGCCAAAGTGTGGCGATTGCTTATTCAGAAGCTCGAAGAAAGAAGAAGAAAGTTAAGAAGAAATAATAATAGATTGTATTAATATGACTATTTGTTTAAAATAAGCCCATATGGAAAATGCACAATTAAAGAAAGACACTGCTGGCAGACCTACTCTTTTAACAGAAGAAAGAGCAGCTGCTATTATCCAAGATATTTCTGATAGAATCCCTTATCGGTTAGCCGCGGAGGCTAATGGTATTTGTGAAGATACTTTGTATCATTGGATTAAAGAAGGTGCTAAGGATAGAAGGGCGGGAAGAGATACTCCTTTGGCCCGTTTTTCCGAGTCCATAAAGAGAACAGAACGAAAAAAGATCAAAGAACACCTTGATGTATTAAGCCAGAGACCGGAACGCTGGCAAGCGGACGCTTGGATATTAGAACGCAGATGGTGGAAGGATTTCAGCCCTGCTGCTGCGCTAATTGAGATGAATAAACGCTTAGATGCTATGGATAGCAAAAATGAAGAAGATGAAACTGACTAAGTTAAAGACTAATACGCCCAAAGCACCAAAGAAACTGACTAACAGCAAACCAGTAATGCAACGTGTAAATGGATTACGCACTTTAAGAGGCATTAGAAAATAAGGATATTGTCATGAGCATGAACGGCAAAGAAGTTAACGAAAACGCTCCTTTCTTAGAACTACAAAATGGATTAGATCCAAAAGCCAATTACGTCCAAGAATTTAAATACGCCTCCTATAAAACTCATGCGAACGTAGCGCCAAGCGGTGTCAAAACACCTCCTCACTGGCCAGTGCAACCAGAATCCACCACAAAGCCGCTTTAAGGGATGATAAATGCAATGCAACAATTGCAAATATCCTTTGAGCGATGTGGTATACACTAGCCCAAATGATGATAGGAAAGACTATATAGAACGTCGTCGTCAATGCAAGAAATGCACTTTTCGTTGGACTACCTATGAAAAATATCGTGAATACCCTGAAAAAAAAACAGAAAGAACTTGATGAAATTAAAGCTTCTGAAACACCTATTACCATTGATTTCACTGGTTATGGTGAGCAATTAATGTCAATTGGTGCTACTGTAGATCAAATACAATATTCTATTAAATCAGTTTCTGAAGGTTTTAATCTATTATTGAACTTAGCTTATCAAGATATTGTCAAAGATATAGAGAAAAATCAAAAACTGAATTAAAGGGCTCGCTTTACATGAGGTCAATTTCCCAAACTGCTGCTAGAATAGACCAGCGCTCAAATGCGCAAATGAAGAAATCAAATCAGCATATTAGTTTTAATGGTAAGGAAACCATATTATATGCAAGTTCAAGCGCTCAAAACCGTCTATACATACCGACTCCAACTGGCCAACTTGCTCATGACGATGATAGTTTTGTCCGTCTCATTATGGGCCCATATGGATCTGGCAAAAGTACGTGGTGCTGTCACGAGATTGTTAGACGAACATGTAACATGCCCTTCTGGGATTCCAACGGTCGTAGACGAGCAAGATGGGGAATTGTTCGAAACACCAGTGGTGAATTACAGTCAACCACCCTTCAAACATGGCTCACTTGGTTTGGAGATTTGGGTGATGTGCGAAAAAGACAAAAACCTATCCTCACTTACGAGCACACCTTTAATGACGGTAAAGGCCTTGTCGTATTAGAATTGTTATTCTTAGCCTTGGATCGCGAGGAAGATTTGCGTAAGATAAAGTCATTGGAGTTAACAGGATGTTACATCAATGAATTGTCCGAAGTCCCTCAAGGCGCTTTGTCACATCTTAAAGGCCGTGTTAATAAGCGATACCCTTCTCAAGCTTTTTGTTCTAGTGATTATTGGTCTGGGATTATATGTGACACTAACCCACCAGATGTAGACCATTGGATCTATAAAGACTTTGAATTGAAGAGTCTGGATAGTTATAAGATATTCAAACAACCTCCTGGATTGATAAAAAAAGATGAAACATGGGTTCAAAATAAAGATTGCGATAACTCTGGCAATTTGGCTGTTGACTATTACACCAAGCTTGCAGAGGGGCAAACTGAAGACTTTGTCAAGGTTTTCTGTTTGGGTCAGTATGGCTCTGTTGGATTTGGTAAAAAGGTATATCCAGAGTTCAGCGATACATTCCACGTCAGCGACAAAGTAACAGCTATCCAAGGCGAACCAATCCATCTTGGTTGGGATTTTGGTTTAACTCCGGCATGTATAGTCGTACAATCTTCTCCGCGTGGTCAACTGCGAGTATTGAAAGAATATACTTCAGAAGATATGGGGATTAGGACATTTGCTAAGAATATTGTTATACCAAGTCTTCAAAGAGACTTCCCATATAACAAGATTGGTCTTTCGCGTGGTGATCCTTCCGGGGTGGCAGGCGACACTATCATGGAAGAGTTATCGTGTATTGGCGAACTTTGCTCTTTGGGTATTGATACTATACCAGCTTTGTCTAACGACCTTGATTCTAGAATTGGCGCTGTTCGTTACTTTCTTAATATGATGGTGGATGGTCAGCCAGCTATTTTATTTAGCAAAGGCAATACAGATATATTGCGCAGAGGATTTATTAAAGATTATTGCTTTGGAAGACTTAATGTTAGAGGCGAAGAGAGATACCGTGAAATACCCATTAAGAACTTCGTAAGCCATCCTCACGATGCTCTGCAATATATTGTGATGGAGTTTGCTGCTAATAAGATATTGGCTGAGAAGGCGCCTAGAGAGACTGTTGATATGAGAAATCCAGTAATGAGGTTGTTTTAAATGAGTGAAATTCAAGATTTAAAGAATCATGTTCTTGCTTTACATGAAAAATTAAATAGCTTTACTTTATCTTTTCAATCTATGAGCAAAAATAATGATAATGTAAATGAGATATTAAATATTATTCATAATTTAGGTTTAGAAAGATCTAAACAAAATAATACAATATTTGAGAATATATATCCAGATTTGATAAGACGTCTTACTCTATTAGAAGATACATATAGAAATAAGAAAACTAAAATCAATCAATTTAAAATTGGAGATTATATTATTGCTTATTATGGTAAGTTTAGAAAAATTGGTCAAATTAGTAATATTGATGAAAATGATTTTATTTCAATAGATAAAGGAAGGTTAAAGTTTCACCCCAACCAATGCAGTTATCAATGGGAATAATATAAGGATAGTAGTAATGGATTACGATTTCAGCAGCTTATGCGCAGACCAATTAGAAAAGTTGGGCAAACGTTTAAAATCATTAAACAAAGCCTGCCTAAAAGAATATGAAGTAGCTCTTAATGTAATTAATCATCCAGCAGAGCATGAGCATCGGGGTGAGACCATGGTAAGCGCTGAAGACTTGCTTAATGATGTTGCTAACAAATGTCAGATATTCTATACCGAGAACATGAACAAGATTCAGCGCGAATTGGCTAAGCATTTATAAGGATATTGGATATGCGATATAGAAATGGTGAAAAAGTATCTGACGAACAATTACTAAAGGATGGCCTTGGTCACATAAGCGAAGGTTCTGCTTTTCTATTTGAAATTGAGTCTGATGTTGGAAAGGCATTGGCATTTATGGTTGATAACCTAATTAGATATGGTGAACATATTCTAAATAATAGAGACCCGAGATGTAGCGAAGAGTTTTATAATGACATAGAAAGTAGAAAGCGCTTGTCTGAGATGAGCAAAGAAGAGATAGCTGATCTTCTTGTTGATTCAAAAGTTACATACGATAAAGTTCCAAAAAGAATTCCTATAATTGGGATGTAGCCAAGCGGTAAGGCACTGGGCTTTGATCCCAGCATTCCTAGGTTCGATCCCTAGCATCCCAGATTATTCCCAAACTTCCCAGTCATTGGATAAAATGTCTTGGTTAAGAAAACTTATATTATTAGATGCGAATTGGTCAACCATTTCAGTTTTTAGAATAAAATAGTTTTCTTGATCCCAAGATGCTATGCGTATCTTTTTACCTTCTCTTAAATATTTCATGGCTTCTTCGAATTTCATTCTGGGCTCTCTGGAAGATCCATCCAATGCGTAACCATTTCTTTTTCAACGATGGGATATTGGCATTCCTGCATTGTTTCTTGCTTAGGCTTAAAAGCAAATGGAGCTACCCATTGTATAGAGTCATCATCCATTTGTTCCCTTGATGCAACTAATTGAATCATATTGCCAACATGGTTCTTTACAATACAAAGTACCGGTGTTGACATTTTTGGTAACTCAAATTTTACATTAGTCCATATCATTATTATGCTCCTTACATTTATTGTTAACCCACTCAACAGCTGTCTCATGGCCTTTTTCTGCTTCTTCCCATGTAGAATATCGTTTCTGGTAAATTCTTTGTAAATCTTCTCCTATTCCTTCAAACACCATAGTTTCAAACAATATGGGAGCTAGCTCACGTTCATAGCCTGGATATGCAGGAAATCCAGGGTCTATTCCAATAAACGATGTTGAAACTCTATATGGTGAAATAATTTGATGTTTAACAAATTTTAATGGCGATTCTTTTTGAAATCTGTCCCATTCTATTCTAGTAGCTGGAATTACATTTTTGTTTTCATCTAATATAGAATAGATCTGTGTTTCTAACATTCTTTCGGTTTGCGATGCCATGGTTTGAACCTTGTTATTTTTTTATTGCTAATTGTAGCGAATAATCTAAAACAGATATTACTAGCTTTCTTAATTCTTCCGGTGTCATTGTAGGATGAAACTTAAGTTCAATTGCTTTTAATATAGCAACAATATTAACTGCATATATTGTAATCAATGCGCCATGAGGGCTTTCTCCAAATATATCCTTATTTTTCTTGCAAAAAGTGATTAATCTTTTGGTTTGTCCGTTTGCGAAGTCTGCGATTAACTTTGCTTGTTCATCAGTGATAATGCTGTCCACCAGATTATTCCTTATTCGTATATTTCTCTGGCCAGTTCAAATCCATCTTTGAATGCTTTTTGGTACATGAATCTTTCATCGTATGAACATCCACTTGAATAATCAATTTTATTTTCTAATAATGAGATAATTTTGTTCAATTTGTTTTCCATTACTTCAAACCTAACTTCACCAGATTGCATTACCTGCTGTAATCTTTTGGCTGGCAGGCAGGTGCCCAAACATCTATCTAAAAAAGATCCATTTTCATCTTTACATTCACATGTCATGATATATTCCCTATTTAAAGCGGCATACATTTTAACCCATAAAGTGTACAATATCTCCAATATTTAATTTAACAAGGAGTGTTAAATGTCTATTTCTCTATTGGTTATGGATTTTGTCGGTAATTCTGGGGTTCCTCGCTTAGGTCGTATGATTTCTACAGATAACTTGGCAGGTGTCGTGGCAGCTGGGTATGTTGACCAATTCTTAAAGAATGAAAACATGGCTTTATTTGCTACAGATGCGATTATGGTATCAGCTAGCGATGGTAATGGTTGGTTTTATCCCTCATTTGGAGTTGATCATAGTGTGACATTAGTCGCCATGTAATAGTCTATAAACTGTAGTCTATAGACTATTAATTTTAATGGAAAAAGAACTAAGCGTTGACATCCACTTTGTTTTTTTAGGACAAAGATTCCTAATATAAATATCAGGTGGTTACTTCCGACCATTTAACACTTATCTGGAAGTATAGTTAAATAGAACTGCTTTACAGAAACGCGATGCCCTCGCGCATCAGATTGAAATAGATTATAGTGTATATATTGTAATGCATCAATATATTTGTGCTTTACATGTTCTCAATAATCAAAATTAATACAAAACTTTCTCAAGGATGAGATTGTATGGAAAAGGAACTTAGTGATAAAACGCTGCCTGAAGATACTATATATGAGATGGAAGAGCGCCGCGTAGAGAGCCTAATAGAAGCCGGAATTGAAGAAGATGACATATTAGAGCGTAGCGGCAAACACATGAACACATGGAATTCTTACTTTAACGAGAATATCGTCAGAGGTAAGGATGATATGAATTTCGTATTGCGTGACCAATGGACGGCTGTAGAGCGCTCAGAGTTCTCCAGGCTATTTAAGCCTGCCATGACATTCAATAAGCTTTATGATCCTATTAAGAAGATTGTTGGCGAGCAGCGAAAGAATAAGCCAGATTTGTTGGTTAGAAGCTTAACTGGCAAGGCCAAGCAAGATCAAATTGACATGCGTGCTGATTTGGTCCGAACTATTTCATATCAATCTCAAAGCGATCTAGTCTACCAATCTGCCTTTAAATCCGCTCTATTGATGGGATTTGGCGCTTTTCAGATTATCTTGGACTATGAGACACCAAAAAGTTTTAATCGCACTATTCGCCTTGAAATGATCCCTGATCCTATTCGTTGTTCCTGGGACCCAACGGCCTTAAAACCGCACAAAGGTGATGGCAATTTTTGTAGCCGTAACTATGTTTTTACTAGAGATCAGTTTTTTGCTACTTATCCTTATATCTCCGACCCTGTGTCTTATATTGACCCATATATGCTATTGGACTTTCAATGGCAGACGCGCGATACCATTATAGTTAATGATTATTTCGAAAAAGAATGGTACCCATTAATAGTATATAAGCTATCTAACGGCATGGGTGTTACAGAAGATGAATGGGAACACATGGAAAAAGCCTTTGCCAAGCAGATGGAAATTGTCGGTGACGCCAATGTACGAGAAATACTGCGCAAAGAAAAGCCGCAAATAGTCAGTCAGCGTCAAACCCAAGATTATCAAATAATGCACTATCGCATGATACGCAACCAAATCATCGAGTTTAGCGAGTGGCCATCAAAACAGCTCCCTATTCCCTTTGTTGATGGCGATAGCTATTACATTGAAGGGCGTCAGTACACAAAATCCTTTATTCATGAAGCTCGTGACGCCCAGAAATGTACCAATTATCTTGGATCAGAGATTATTGCTGATGTGAAAAACCGACGTCGTGAGCAATGGATTGCCACGCCAGATAACATTATTGGTTATGAACAGCAATGGCGAAACCCAGAAACTCAACTTGGGGTCATGATGGCAAAGCCAGATCCAAAGACTGGAGCAATGCCAGCGAAACAAGCCCCGTGGGATCTATCTCCAGCTTTAATGGCTAACTTCCAACGTTCTGGCCAAGACATAAGAGAAATACTTGGTTTCAGTGAGAACGAAGCCCTGCAAGGCCGGGACATGTCTGGCAAAGCAAGGCGTGAACGCAAACTCGAAGGTTCAATGTCTGCTTATGTTTATTTCGATAATTTAAATCAAGCAATTGCTCAAGGCGGTCGAATTATTTTAGATCTATTGCCTTATGTAATTGGCGAAGATGAGCGACATATGGTTGTTACTAAATCAGATGACAAAACACAATCGATGATTTTCAACCAAAAAAATCAGCAAACAGGTGAATTGGATAATAAGTTAGAGCCTGGAGAATATGACATTGAAATAGATAGTGGTCCGTCATTTGCGGTGCAGCGGGAAACGAGTTTGGAATATTTTCAACAAATGGTTGGTGTTAATCCTCAAGTATTTAATCTTATTGCTGACCTTTGGGCCGGTAATCTCGATATTGAGCAAGTTGCCAAAGTTAAAGAGCGTTTAACTAATTTAGTTCCCCCTGAGATTATTGCAAAAGAGGAGGGCAAACAGCTTCCTCCAAAGCCACCCAATCCCCAAGAAATGATGCTTAAGCAGGAAATGGAACTAAAACAAGCAATGGTACAAGAAAAACAGGGAGAACTTAAGATTAAGGAAGAAAAACTTAAGATAGAACAAGAAAAAAACCAACTTGCTCAGGTCGAACTTATGCTTAAGGCTCAGAAAGCACAACAAGATGCTACTTTAGATGTGTATAATCATGTCTCAGAAATAGAAAGAACAAAAATAGCACACGGACTTGATCATAGAAAGCACGATCTTGATTTTTCTCATAAAATTTCATCTCTTTTAACGGATATTTATAAACATGATCATCCACATGAAAAGAAGTCGGAAAAATGAATTAAATAGATTTTTTAAGGTATTCAATTGCTAATTGAAGAATTTCTATTGAATCTTTAAATCCACCTAGGGCGGTGTTGCATTTTGAGCACAATAATCCACGTATTTTCAAAGACTTATGACAATGATCTATTGATAACATTTTAACTCTATTTGATTTTCTTTTTATTTGCGTTTCTGGGTTTTTACATATCGCACAAACATTATTTTGTTCTAAAAGTAATTTTCTATATTCTTCTATAGTGAATGTAAACCTATGCAAAATTGTATAAGCATGTATTTTTTCTTCATCATCTTTTATATACGATGGTAATTTATTTTTTGTATGTTTTCTTGGTGTTATTACATATTTATTTCTTTCTAAATAATTTTTAGCTATTGAATTTCTACATTTTTTGCAATTAAGATATTCTTTTCCTTTCGGAGATTTTCGATTTAATGTGACTTTATCTTTGGTTAATTCTCCATTTTTTTTACATATTTTTACGATTCCATCTTTAAAAGTAGGTTTTATTGGTCGATTATAAGTCTTATATTTGTATAAATTGTATCTATGTATTTCGCAAAGCCGAGAATATTTGTTTGATATGCTTGGATTATTTACACACCCCTCAACTTTGCAGATTTTCATATTTATTTTCATTATTTTGTAATTTTGTTTGTAATTATACCATTTTGGTAGCATAGTGAAATTGAACATGTTTAATTATTTAGCTTAAATCGTCGTAAAACTTCGTCACGGATGGTCGGAGGTTTATATGATTAAAAGTCTAATAGTTATAGCTCTATGTTTATCTCTATGTAGTTGTGCCACATTTCCTTCCTTATTTGATTTTCAAATAAAAGGAAAGATTACTAATACCTAACTGCAATTAGGAAAATAGGTTTTGCCTGTGGCGTCATCTTCCATATATCCTGTGCCGTTACAGGCGGAACATTCTGATGTACCTGTCACGAATGAATAAAATTCTCCAAGTCCATTGCATTCCTCGCACTTTTTCTTTTCATTCATTCTTTTATTCCTTTTAATGATTTTAGTAATTATACTCCACCTCTAAAATTGTAAGGATAAATAATGCAAAAAATAGCTGGAATATTATTAATAACATTCATGTCATTCAGTTACGCTGGATATAATGGCTTAACACATGCTGCTATTACGAACTGTCCTAATGTTGATTTATCAGAATCTGTTAGCTGGGATTTAACAAAACCACATTGGCTAAAAGTCTCAGGACAACATGATGGGCCTGAAGGTCAATATACTCATTTTCAATACAATAGAGATTGGACTAAGCGTGATGGTGGTTGGGAATATACTTATCGGTCAAATGCTAGTTGTCACAATCATATTGTGCGATTTCAATGGTATGACTGGGGAATAAATACGCATCATCATATAAGAACAGATACTGGCAAGGGCTTTGTTGCTCATACAGGCTATTATTATAATTGTAAGGCTTACGATGGTTGGTGGAATGTTAAGCTACCTACAGACAAAGACATTAAAATCAATGCCATCTATCTTAACCATCATGAACCAAACAAAGAATTAAA